ATATCAAACTTTTCTTCAACACCCTTAAAGAACTTAGTTAAAAAGAAGCCAATAACGGTAATAAGGATGCCAATAAGACTAATAATCCCAAGCCAAACAGCAGTCGGGATAGATACACCAGCATCATTCGGCACGTCCTCCTCCTGTTAAAACTTTCAAGAATTTCTTGCGCCACAGTTTTCCATCTCCATTGTAAGGGAATGTGAATTCAATAGCGCTTCCAAGTGCCTCTTTTGCTCTATCTGCTGCAACTTCCGGTTTGCCAGAAAAGTCATATACGAACATTTTAAACGCAGTTTCAAGGTGTGCTGTAACGTCATAAGCCACATGTTTACTCCTCTCGTAAGTTATTAAATTAAAATTACTTTAATCTCTTTTGGTTCAATTCCCCGCGGCTTGCCGCGGAAAATTATGTTTTTATAGTTTTTGATACCCCGCTGCTTGCGGCGGGGTTGTTCATTTTATTAAATTTTATTCCTTTTTTCCTGTCGGGATATTTGCCCGTTAATGCTTGCCAGTTTGAACCACCCAAATCTTTAATACGTTTAAAACGCTCTGCCATTCCAAGCCCAGGTACCGCACCTATTACAGGCAATCCAGTCACTTTAACCACATCTACAAGAAATTTACTTAAATCAACTTCCTTTTTTGTTTTAAGATCATCATATGCTTTTTGAAGAGTGTTAAGTGCGGAGCCTCCAAAAGTACGTCCATATTTTAAACTACCTAACATCGGATGAACAGTAGCAAAATCTTCTATTACTTTTAAAGCTGTTATTCCTGTACTGTCTCCATTTTCAGCAGATTCCTGAATTGTTTTATATGGATTAGGAAACGGAGTATCTATGCCAGCCTGTTCTAATGCGATATTAAACATTTCCGTAGCTGCCATATACCGCATAAATTTTTTAAATACTTCTTTTTTAGGCATTGATTTCCCAATTCCTAAAATATCTTTTTTAAGTAATTGATAATCTGCCGTTGCAAAAGTTTGAAATAATGCTAAAGCTTTACCAACCGGAGTTCTTGTTATAGGAGTTTTATCTAATCTGGATGCAGACCCTTGAGTTCTAACTATAACATCGTCAGCATAATCAATTGCAGCCTGTTGTGCCATCTTACTTTTTATAGCTTTATTATAAGCTCCAAGCCATGTTCCCTTAGCTGTTTCCATGTCAAGATACTGTAATGGTTTAATACCAATATCTCCTAATGCTCTTGCAATACCTTTAGCCTTAGTCATTGCTTCTTCTACACCGGATTCAAATATTCTGCCTTTAAGAACATTGCTTTTATCCATTGCAAATTTTCTCCATACAGGAGATAAATTCATTTCAAATCCCTTAAGTGTATTAGGCAGTCCTATTTCAACCAGTGTGTTTCTTGCGGCCAATGGTTGCATTAAAGCACTTCGTGCGTTCCAAGATAAAACAGAATATACTAAATTTTGATTAGCTCTTTTTGCAAACTTATCAAGTGTTTTTAATTGTACCCCACCTATCTTAGTAATCTCTTTTTTACCTGCTAAATCCGCACTCCAGTTTTTTATAAAGTTAGCAAGATGAGGGTTTGTATCTGAAAGTTTAAATATATTCCCGGCATCATCATAAAGATTATTTGTAAGTTTATTCGCCTTAGTAATAACTGGTGAAAAATTTATATTTTCTAATGACGAATGAAGGTATTTTTTGAATACATTTTTAGCATCGAGCTCAACTGGAAGTTTATTTTTAATACGTTCTTTTGCAAAAGCAAATGGTGTCATGTTAGGATTTACAAATTCATTTATAATATCGTTATTAGCATGAACAGGATTAAATCCCCTATCTGTAGCATTTTCCAGTTGTTTGAAAAATGTAAAATAATTATCAACTTTATTAAATGGTTTTTTACCTGATAGTTTTCGGGCATCATTAAGTCTGGTATACAAATCTTCATATTTATTACGCATAAAATCATATGCTTGAATTTCTTTTTCCGTAAGATCTGGTACGGTTTTTTTCATGTTCTGAAGTATTTCATTGCCGCCCTTTTGCTGAGATACGGCATACGTCATTATACGTTCTGATTCTTTTTTAGAGAGATTAAATTTATTTAAATTAGAAAGCGTTTCTGCGTATTCAACTTTGCTTAAATGATCTGCTTTTTGCGCTGGTTTATAAAGTAGCTCTTTAAGTTGAGGTACTTTATCAAAATATCTATTTGAAGGCTCAAGAAGTTTTTGTTGTTCTTTTATTATCGGCTGAGATTTAAGAAGATTCATTTCAGCTTCATAAACAGGCATTGTTTTAGTGCCATCAATTACTTTTTGATTATTTACTACCTTCGATATGGAACCATAATTTCCAAATTTTTCTTTTCTCCATACAGCATTAGAAAGCTCTTTAACTAAATCAGCTTCATTGGTTTTTTCAAAACGTTCCATGTTATCCTGAATTATTTTAGCAGTATCATCTTGTCCTAACCTATCAGATAATCTGCTAACAGCAGGAGCAATTTTATCAAAATCGTCAGTAGGTTTAACTCTATTTCCATATTTTACTAAATCATCAGAACCCATTGTAGCTATTTTTTCAGGAATATCAAGTATAGATTTATATGCAGATTCTACATATTTTGGTATTTGCTCACCAGCTTCCTTATATAATTTAGACGCTTTTTGCGGTACTTTACTTAAAGCTCCCATAGCACCGGACATATAACCAGTAGATACCATTTCTCTTAAATTATTAAGATTTTCAGGAATAGCTAATTTACTTACTTCTTCTGCACCTCCGGCTAATCCTCCTAATATATCAGTAGCAAATTTAGCCACAGGATATTTTTGTCCTACAGCCTGATATTGTTCTCTTGCACGTCCAAATACCCCAGGTATTTCTTCGTATGCTGTTTTTAAAGCCTTGTCTGTAAAATTTTCTACAGCATACATTTTATTAGATGTTTGTTGCTTAATAGGATATTTAGAAGAAAAATCTTTCCAGACAGCTTCTTCATTATCTTTATTCGCTCTTACCTGAGGAAGAATTACTTTGTTAAAAAAATCTTTTCTTACGGCAATTCTTTCATCATAAGGAGCTTTATTAAATTGTTCACCTGAATAAATATCTGAAAAATTAGTAGCCATATTTATCACTTAAAGATGATTTTTTAGGTTTTTTTCTATCAATTACTGTTTCGTTACCAACTTCATCAATACTTATGTAATTACCTTTTTTATCTACAGCCATTAATACAGGAGGGACGTCGCCTATTCCGAAAGTTCTTTGCACTCTTTGAAATAAACTAGTTTCCGGTTTAACCAATGTATATCCTTTTGACTTATAAGCATTTTTAAGGGCAATTTCATTTTCTTTTGTAGGATCATCAATATAATTTCCAAGCAATTTTTGAAGATTTATTTCACCACCAATTTCTTTTGCTTCACGTCCTGCCTTTGCTCCATAATATTTTTCAGTACTTGTATCTGTGTCCCAAATAATATTTTTGGTGTCTGTAGGCTTGTATCTTGCTCTTTGAACAGCCCCTTTTATCGGCTCTCCGGTTTCTTTATCAAAACCACGCCATGTTTGCAATCCTGTTACAGCATATTTTTCTTTTGATTTAAGTTTGTCTTCTAAAGACATTTCTTCTTCAGGCCACATTGTAATAGCTCTCGAGTCAACTCTGTATTGAGGAGACACACCCGCACCAAGAGCATCTAACATTCTGCGTGTTTCAATATCATAGCCCTTAAGTTCCTGTGGTGATCTTTGCCCTACAGGAACCGTAGTAAGCTCTGTTTGAAATCCTGTAGGCTTCAACTCGAATGCCTGTGATGAATCTATGGGGACATTTCCTAATTGAGCTGCCTGTTGCATCTGTTCCATTTTAGCAGGATCAATGCTTCCTTCAAATCCTGTAGCTTTTTTAATTGGAAATTCCTCTGTCTTTTCACTGCGTCCTTTTTTACGTCCGCTTAAAAGATTAGTCACTTCATCCTTATAAGCGTTTCTCATTCTGCTATCTTGAATCATTCCAAACATATTTAATAATAATCCCAATTCTTGGGTCATACTTGGGCCATATATTACAGTTGCCATCGTAACCTCCTTAATAACCTAATAATCTAAAAATATTATCAGTATCACTTTGATTTATTCCATAACTTTGTATCGTGGGATATAGGTTATTTAAATATTGCTGATATTGCTGCCGCTTCATTTGCGCTATATTACTGCTTGAAGACTGTCCGGATTGCCCTCCAAGCATATTTAAAATTCCAAGCATACTTCCCATACCGCCACCGGAAGATGTTTCTGCTGCTGCCGTATTTCCCTGAGTTGCCTCCGGTGCGCTTATTTCTACACCAGAAGGAGCCAATTGCTTAGCCTGTTGTAATTGTGCCTGTGCCTGTGGGCTTAAGTTGCTTGTCCGTTGAGTTCTCTTATTATCACCTTGCTCTCCTAATAACATACCCAATATAGTTCCCCACATAATTTTCTCCTATTTAAAAGCACTTTTTAAAAATCCCTGAATAGCACTCGGTTGATTAACTATATTTTCAACACCAGTTACTCCAAGTGCAGCCAATAATGAAGCTAAAGATCCCTGCTGCTGCGCTAATTGGGATTGATAATTTTGCCAGTATAAATTTGATTTTTGAGACGATAACTGATTAGCTAAATCTGTATTTGCTTTTTGAATTTGATTACCGGTAGTGCTTGAATGTAAAGTTCCGGCACTTTCTCGTATACCAGGAATTACTTCATTCTGATATTGTTGAGTAAGTGGCTGTTCAACATTAGAAGAAAAATAATCTTCTAAATATTCGTTAGTTCCACCCAACTGAGGTGATGTAGTTGCCTGACCATATAGATATGGTAAAATATCAGCAAGTGCCGTTTGTTGTTCTGGTGTTAATAATGAAGCCTGTGATTGGGTTGCTTCATAAGCGTCCGTCCAAGACCCATATGTCGCACCACTAAATAAATTTTTTACCGTGTCCCCTATGTCGCCCCAACTCATGTTAACCTCCATAGTTAGAAGTTAACATGAACTTCTAACTAATTATTATAATAAATATCTTTATTCTTTTGTTCTTCTTTTAACTTTTCTATAACCCATTTTTGTTTTTGAATTTCCTGTCTTACATTATGATCCATTTTATATTGATCATCACAGAATGTAAAACAGAAAAATCCAACTCCATAAAGAATTAAACACGTTAAGATAGCTGTCATTTTATTTTCCCCCTTTTCTTTTAAAGAAAGAAAATAAAAACGAAACGTCAACTATCTTCTTACACTTTTTCCTGCATTTTTAAAATCTATCTCCAAACTTTCAAATGCAAATTTACTTCCTTCAACATTTTCAATCTTAAATCTTACCTGTTCTCCGTGCTGTAACCAGTTAATAACATGTTCATAAATTGAACCAGCCGTATTTTGATCTATAACTACAGGAGTAGAATAATTATCGCCAAAATCAAGCGAACAGCTAATTTGTAAACTTCCAGCATTTGTTTCGGTTGTAAGTATTGTTTCAAGTAAAATAAAAGCCTGTTTATATTCATTTAATGAATAATCTTTTGTTACTGCATAACAAGTAATATCCGCACCGTTATCATCTAATTCAGTTAAATCCATTAAATACACATAACCGTCTTCATCCCCGAATACTATATCGTCCCCATAAACACCAAAAGTATTAAATTCATTATCGAAACTCCATATAGACCACGATCCGGTTTTATAATTAAAAGCCAGCGGAGTCCATGCAGTGGATGAAGTTGGAACAAAAAGAACATAAAGAAATTCTTTGCTAATGTGTGCTGCGAAACTTTTATATCTGTAGTCTTCATCTTCTATCACTTTTATGTATTCAATTATATTGTCGCCAACATCTTGCGGAGAAGATACTCCATCAAACGAATGGATATTATCTTTACCTTTATATAAAATACGTTCTCCGACATTGATAACAGTTCTTGAGTAGGGACAACCTTTTTCCCTTATCTTATCTTCCGTGAAAGTAAAAGCAGGATCGGTATATCCGGTATAATAACATTCAACAATAGAATTTTCTTTAAGTATAAAAAGCCTTTGTTTAAGAAATTCCATGCCTGTAATTTTATCATCATTTTTAATTAAATCCGCATAGCCCGCACCCTGACCAAGTGCCGAGTTCCAGTATGTAGGATAACCACGGGTTGACCAATATACACTTTGAGGTAAATCATAAGTTCCATCATTGCACCATGCAAACATAAGATGACCGTAATAATAAGCACAATATTTAGCGGTTACAATAGGAGCTGCTCCTCCGTCTCCGGTGAAATCAAGAGTCCCAAGAGTAGTACCATCGTAAAGATATATTGGGTCAACCCCATTTGTTATAATAAATTGTTTTTCATCTTCATTTCCTAACCCTTCTATAACATTACAAAAATCAAAGTAATCATCACTGACGGATTGGAAGGTTAAACGAATTATATAATCTATATCTGAATCTATTTCTAACCATTCAACCATTTCTAAAGTAGTAGATGTATTTATTTTATTTATTATTATCCATCTATCGGGATCGCCAGTTCCAGTAAGAGTATCGGTATTAAATTTAATTTGATATACATTATCGGGCCACGTAGTATTCCATGTACCACTGGTTAATGTTATAGACCCCTTGTTGTCAATTCTATAATAATTTGTAGTTCTTGCAGCATTTTGATAAAAAGATAATATTTTATTTACATAAACGACTCCTATGTTATCACCATCAAAAGTAGTACTGCTTAATGTTACAGCACTTTCAGCAGAATCAATATCATAATCAACAATATTTACAATCATATATTTAATATAATCATCATCATCTTTGTAGCATATTGCGAATCTATCGCTATCTATTAACCCGCTAAAAAATTTGTCTGCACTTCCCGAATTTACGTCATTGTCTAAATATGTTATACTGCCATCAGTAGCAGTATTTCCAGAAATAGTAATTACAAAAACGCCTAATCTATAGTATGAACCGTCATAAAGAGTTCCAATAAAAATTATATGTGTAGAATCATATTGAATCATTTCTGAAATACTACCTGTATAACTACCAGCAGTATATGAAGAAATTACTATATCATTATCAACTATATTACATACTGCGTTTCTTCTCCATGTTGGCAAAATATTATAATATTTAATCAAAAATGAAGTATCAGAAATCCTACAGGTTGCAAGTGCGTAAATATCTTCAATAACATCTGTGTCAATTTGTATTGGAGTACTAATATTTAAAGTATCGCTTTCTATATATCCATAGCATAAATATCCATGATATGTATCATTTACAAAAGATGCAATAAAGGTAGTATCTGTTAGCTTTGTTAATTTAACTATATGATTATCACTTGCTATTTGTACTATATTGTTCCATGTGATTACACCAGTACTTATTGTTCCCCATCGAATACTTGTAGAAGTTGCGCCTACATATGATGCTTCTATAATAACAGTTTCACTTAATACTAAAATATCACTTACGTTAAGAGATGAAGAAACCGGACTTTCCCATTCAATAGTTGTATTTGATATTGTCCCAATTTCATAATAAAAACCAGAATTATAATAAACTCTTACAACTGTATTAATATCTATATAATCAGCAAATCGAGTACCATAAGTCAATGATGTTTCAGAACCAAGTGCAGTGTTTGCAACTGTTCCCGTATTATATGAGGGATTAAATTCATCCCAAACTCCGGTATCTTCGTTGTATTGAAAATTTGTGTTTTCAGTATTTGCAATTAAGTCGGAATCCGGCGTACGTAATTTAGTATACTCTCCAAGAGAAAGTATTGACCCGTCTAATGGAAGATTAGAACCAAGTGTAGTATATCCCCAACGACTTTTTACTTTATCGTCTTTAAATATTATATTTTGACCATCAATAAACTGATCATCAGGAGTACTCCGTGGATGATCTTTTTTATTTATGGTTGTAAATTTAGGTATTCTCATATATCTATTCTATGAATGTTTAAAATATTGTATTGATGTGCTGATGCACCTGAATATATATCAGTGTTACTTCCCCTGTTATGAGTAAAATAAATTTCAATATAATCATTTTTATTAAGACTTAGTGTGTCTTCACAATCTATTTGCATATAAGCTGTTACAGATGCTTCTATTTCATGAAATTTACGGCTAATAATCGAATTATTTTTATATATTGCCAGATAAATAGTTTGTCCTGCTGTCCATGCTACATCTGCTGTAAGTAGTTGTGCGTAGATATAGTATTTCCCTGTATACGCAGCTGTAAATCTATGACTGGATGTATCATATTCTCCAAGTAAATCGTAATCAATATCGTCATATTCTACTTTTGTAGCTGTAGTCGTAGATATTGTTTGAGCATCGTTTTTCGTGTATCGCAATGCTGTTCTGTCAGCAGATACTTCTTTTCTTAAATTTTGCAATTCTTCAAGTAATTCGGTATAGAATATTTGATGATCTGAGTCAATATTTGATGGTAACGCAGGAAATATTATATCTTTTTTCATACGCCACCATACGGTATTTTCTTATTTACTTTCTTGTATTGAAAATCTTTTTCAATTATCTTTGCGTATTCTTTTCCAACTTCATTATCTGCGACCTGTTTTAATTCCCAGTCTCTTAAAGTTATACATAGTTCGCTTATACACGACCATATTAAAAAATCAGAACATTCAATGCTTACCTGATCTTCTGTTGCATTAAACGTTTCCGCCGTATCAGAAAGATCATCAAGAAATTCCCAGTACCTTACATAAAGAAGGCTTGTTATATTGTAAAAATTAGCACTTGTGCAATCAGAACCTTCTACTAAATCGTCAGTATTCGCAGTCCATGATGCTCCCGTGTTGCTTTCAACTGTTATATAACCTACGGGCCAGTTACCGGAATCTACCTGCGGCAATGCGTTTATTGCTAATGATTCACTTGTATAAACCTGATCATCAAGCCCGCCACCGGATTTAGTGCTTATTGTACCACTTGAATTTATCTGGACTAACCAGACCCCCCAGAACGTTCCCGCATCCGCACCAGTATTAATAGTATCAGCAAAAGTAAAACTATTATCAGAAGAAGTACTTTCATATTGAGTTCCATCAATAACATATTTAAAGTCTGACGTTGTGAATTGTTCCGCATTAACCGATAATTCCACGGTATCGTTAAATCTTGACGGTTTAGGAAACAAATTAAGTATTCGATAACTTGTACCGAAATCTATATAATATTTCCAAGGTACGCTAGCAGTCTGGTCATAATCTATGAATACAGAATCAATCTGATCTCTGGAAATACGTTTTAAAGGCTGCCAGTAATCTCCTGTATAAGGATCACTTAACCGCAGTCCTATTTCCTGTTTGAAGTCAAAGTTGAGAGTATATTCTGTAACTCCCTGAGCTACATATATTTGTCTCAGGTTTTCCATAAACCATAGATTTTCCTGCTCAGTCAGTTGTTTACGTTTGCGGGCAATTATTCCATTAGAACCACGCAAACGTGTTCCAACTGATACAGGTGCTGTTGTGTCACCGTAAATAGTGTTTGTAATTGCAGTTACAATTTCACCGTATGTCATTTCTATGCCTTCTCAACTTTTTCCTGCTGTTTATTCTTGTCTTTAATCATTTTCTTTACCTTGTTTCCAGATAAAGGTGCGTCTTTCGGATCTCTTGAATCCATCCAGTCGCCTATTTCAAAAACGTCTACAGTGGCATATTCCTCAGGCACTAAAATTGCAGGTTTATTCGGATCTGGTTTTTCATGCCTGTAAAGAATTTCAACTGCGTCTTTAAGGTTATTATAGACATACTCTGAAATTACCACATCAGCACCGTCTTTAATTGCTATCTGTGTTCCATCTGCTTCACAAGTATATATCGTGCGGTCTTTTTCATCTTTAAGTCTCATCCGGTTAGTGACCTTAACCCTGATATATCTTTGTTTTTCCTTACTCATAAAATCTCCTTATGATTCTGTATTAAGTGTTCCAACTGCTGTAGGATCACTTGCTGTAACTGCTGCAAAACCAGCAGTAGGTGTTGCTGAATAATAATTTGTTGCTTCGGCAGGAGTTCCGCCTGTTCCGCCTGTAAGAGCATCAGTAGTAGCGTCCCATATCGCACCAGAGGTTGATTGAATAGTAATATAACCCATATCACATTCACCTGACGGTACTGCCGGAACTGCTGCAATAGCAAGAGCTTCAGTATCATAATCGTTAGCTGCTGATATTGTAATAGTAATAGTTCCGCTTGTACCCACAGATATTCTATAAGAGGCCCATTTTGAACCTGTTGCAACATCATGATCAGTAGCTGTAAAAGCCGTATTAGCCGCTGCTTTATAATAGCTTACTCCGTTAATTGCATACTGAAACGCCGCACTTCCCAATGTTACAGTAGTTCCTCCTGCAAGAGTAGGACTTGTTTTAACAGCAGTCCCTGAATTATTGGTATAAATTGAATCTACAATATCCTTTAATTCAGTTGCAAGAGTATTTGTAGTATCAAGAGAAGTTTTTAATGCTGTAATATCAGTAAGTAGAGAATCAAAGAGTTTTCTTTGATAATCCTGCTGATCCATAAATTCCTGTTTGATTTTCATTTAAATCTCCTTTTAAAAGGCGGCGGGTTTCCCCGCCGTCCTGTTAGTCTCTGAAAGCCTTATAGGTTATAATACTTCCGGCAACATTAAGAAGTGCGTCTGTACCAATAGTAAATCCTCTGAGCGGAGAAGTTAACCCTGCGGCTATTGCTGCATCGTAATCTTCCGCACCATAAGGAGTAATACCATTAGACATAACTGCATAACCTTCATAAAAATTAGTTGCATTGGCAGGAGTACCACTTGATCCACCGTAAAGTGCGTCAGTTGTGGCATTCCATATAGCACTCGAAGTTGCCTGAATAGTAATATAACCCAAACTCGCCGAGTCAGCTGTTTTAGTTCCCATATTAGATATGGCGTCTGCTTCCGTGTCGTTAGCAAGGCTTGAATCCGGAACTATGGTTACCGTACCTGCGGTTACGCAACAAAGCTGAAAACAGCCCCATTTTCCGGCAGTAATATCATGGTCAGTAGCTGTAAAAGCTGTTCCTGCGGCAGTTGCCGCTTTTTCAACCCTTACATCACCAGCTCCGTTAAACTGCATAACAACACGTCCGTTTGCAAGCTGAGTATCTGTTGATCCGATTGACGGTAAATGACGTCCGATAAGAATATCGTCTGCCCTTAATTCATTGACCATATAAGCCATGAAAGTACCGTCTCTCATATCTTCAGTCCATGCGCCCCATGCAGAGCTTTCACCCACCTGTAGTTCAACCATAGAAGGCTTAAAACCAACTTCAACTTGTAACAAAGCACCAGTTCCAGTTGTATATCCTGATTTCATGTTATCCTCCTATGATAGCGCCGAAACACCATGCTCTATACGATAAAGCCGTGTTTGGTCTAATATTCCCTGAGCCAGAAAAGCAATCCAGCCTGTTGTACCATACTGATTAAGAGGAATAGCCGCACCGCCTGAACCTCTCGGATGTATGATATTCTTTAATCCATATCCTTCAAGATCGGAAACACAAAGAGCTTTAGGTGTTACAACAAGACTTGAATATACATCACAAGCTGTGTTAGCTGTAGTATATTTAAGAGAGTTAGTAACAGCCGTTCCACCTGCATCAGCCCATAATTTAGCTATCGGAGATACAAGTACCCTAAAATTAGATACCTGCCCGATTTCTGTGGGATAAGTAGATGTTGCTCCCATGTATTTCTCAACTGGTGTCCATCCATCAAGTGCTTCCCAGTCCTGAGTACAGTCCGTATGAGTAATAACAAACCATGCAGGTTTAGTCGGAGAAGTAGCGTACTTGTTCTGTGCGTCTACGGATTTTGTATAAAATTTATTATAGCCGCTCTGCAATGCCCGTTTAACTACGGAAAGGTCATTGTTTGAAATAGTTGTAACAATTGAAGCTCTTGCGGCTACGCCGCCAGCACGTCTTACATAAGTTCCGGCATTGAAAGAATCCCGTCTTACCTGATCGATTGTTATAGAAGCTGATTCACTTAGAATCTGTCCAAACTCTACCAGTGTAGGGTCAAGGTTTGTAAGTTCCAACTGATCACTTACATACACAAAATCACCATACTGAGTAAGAGAAAAAGAAACATCATCATAATCGATAGTCCCACCTTCCGGTGTAACTGCTTCTGACAGCGGAACCATAGCAGGTTCTCTTGAAAGATATTTCCTTATGGAAATTGTTTTCGAGTTCATCTGCTTTATAGGTCTGCGCTCTGCAAACAAATCATGAATTAAATCAGGGACAGTCCTTTCAAGTAAATTACGATCATATTGTGACGACAATGCCGGAGATATAGTTGCTGTAGTATTTACATTGTTAGGCATAATAGTCTCCTATTGCTTAGATTTAATGATTTCATCCATTTGAGCAATGAAATCAGGGCCGGACATTTCATCCATCTTTTTAATGGTATCCAGTATTTTATTGGCGCCACCTTTAGATGAAAGAGTTCCAGCCTGATTCAGATTATTCTGAATCGTTTTAGCGGCTTCCTGAACCGCTTTTTCTTTATGCCTACCTGTGGCATAAAGTACTGCATCATAGAGTTCCTGACCGGGATCGTCCATCATACTAATAGCACGTATCTTGTTTTCACTGAAATTATCAACCGCATACTGTAAAGCATCTTCGTAGGTAAAATCAGAATCTTTGTAAGCCTTTTTTGCTTTGTTGGCACTGCTTACAAGTTTAGCCTGAAAATCCTGTTCCTGTCTTTTACGCTGTTCAGCTTGTCTTTGACGTTCTTCCTTCTCACGCATCTTTTTAAGATCGCCATAAGTAAGAGGTGTGAACTCGTCAAATTCTTCTTCAGGTTCTTCATGCTTAGGCTTAAGCTGTTCTTCAAGCATTCTTGCCCGTTCTTCAGCCCTGATTGCACGATCTTCAGCTTCCCGTGCTTTACGTGCCTTATCGTCACGTGCTTTAATTAATGCTCTTTCCTTATCAGTTAACTCTGGTTTTTGAGGTTGTCCTTCCTCTGATCCGGCATCGACCATTTCTTCAGAAACGGGGGACGAGTCCTGTACGTCCTGTTCTTCCTGAATTTCGCCCGTAATATCTTCTGACATAAAAAAATCTCCTTTTATTTTTAAGCTGACTGTTGTTTTAACTTCTCAACTGCCAGCCTGTTCATGCCTTTCATTTCTTCTATTTTCTCATCACCTTTCTGATCCATTTGCTCGATCATAAGTTTGCCCTGAGTCTCAACTTTTTGTGCCTGTATAAGTCCCTGCTGAGACATATTGATTTCTGCCATTCTTAACTGCTGTTCTTCTTTACGCTGCTGCATAGCCTGCTGCATCTGTGCCTGTTCAGCTTGCGCCCATTTTGCCTTTAATTTAGCAGGTATATCACTTGCTTCCCTGAGTATGCTTTGAGGTATCTGAATGCCGTGCTGAACATAAGATTGAAGCTGAGCGTAAGTTGCCAGCCTGTATGTTGCAGAACCTGTCTGAGTATCGGGAATAACATCAAATTTATTCTGTCTTCTTGATTTTTCAAACTGAGGCGATATGGGTCTGCCAAGTATTCTTTCAATTTTAGTCTTAGGCCATTTATTCATAAGCTCAAGAAAGCATTTCCCTATCATTCTGTAAGCCAGGGCTGCACCGTCAAAAGGATTTTGCAGAGACATCATTCCCTGTTTTGTCCTGTGTTGAAGACTTGCCCCGCTTGCATCCGAACTTGAAGCCATTGAATCGCTTCCTATCATACCTAGAATATCTGCATTCGGGCCTATATCGGCAAAATCCCTGCCATAGTTTTCATATAACTGACTTAATACCTGATTCATCTGAGGCGGTTGAATAGGCCATAACCCATTCCCCAATCCTTTACCGTTACGAACTTCTATTTTCTGCGCACCGCCGGATTTATCAAGTTCTTCAGGGTCTTTGACTGCGTTTGTTTCATAAACCCACCCGCTTTGTGGCATACTCATTGCTGTTTCCATGTAAATAGCGTTAAGTTTATTAAGCTCTCTCTGCGGGTCTTTAAGATCACGTACAATTCCTTTAACTTTATACTGCCAGTCGTTAAAATTCGGAAGATAATAACAAAACATTGGTATAAACGGGTACATAGTTTTACTAAAAGCATCAGGCGCATAATCATCATAAAGCAAAACTTTCTCATCTGCCTGAGCTACCAGTTTTATACGTGGTAAACGTGCTTCAATCAGAGCAATACGCTGTTTAAGTTCAGGCTGTGCTTCCATTAACTGGTTAAATTTACGTTTTCCGCCTTTCCATTCGTAAAATTCCAGTGTCATTGGATCGATTATAATAAGTTTTTTCTCATAAACCCTGTACCATTTTTCAACTATATTAACTCTGAATCCGGCATCATTTATATTAGAATATTCCTGTATTAAAAATTTCTGTCTGCTGCTGGATTTTAGTTTGCGGATTTCATCTTCCATTTCAGGATATGCGTTAATTGCATTCTCTTTTGATGGATAACCGTAACGGATAATATAATTCCAGTCTTTCTGTGTCGGGTCGGTTGCGTACGGATCAAACATTATATTATATTTATTAAGCAGATTAATCGCAATGTCTCCATAAAGAGGGTCACGGTAATATTCCATTTTTACTTCACACCATCCAAGCCCTACACGCACGCAATCCCCGAACTGGAATGCTGTATTTTCACGCCCTCCGGTATAATCAATAGCCCATTTGCTTAATTCTGTATAAATATCTGCTGTTTCCTGATCGTTCGATTCTACCGGATGATATTTAAGATCAATCTTATTCTGCCGAAAATGCCCTGTAACAAGATTAACTGGTTTTGCTACTTTATTTTTAGAAATAATGGTACGGTTTTCATCTGACATTTTGGCTATATCATTAGCGTTCCATTGTTTTAATCCGCCAAGATAGAATCCGTCATCCTCTTCAAATTCCTGGTGCATTAAAGCCTGAGCAGAATAGGCTTCCTGATAACACATGTCTATATCTTTTATTAAATTTTTGTCAGTAGCCATTATTTACTCATCCATGTTGTATTTCCATAAGAACGCAAAAACCAAGGAAACTGATTTACCTGTTTTTTGTAAACTTCCCGTTTAAGATTAGGATATACAATATCCATATCCTGAATACGTGCAAGTGCATCAAACATATCGTCATGTGATGTATTCGGGAATCTTAGATATTCACTTTTAATGAATATATCAATTAAATCAGACTCTTTTCTTTCAATATCTGTGTACCAGAACTCTTTAGGGAACACTATCTTTCCATCTACAAAATAATCAATAAGCCCTCTGATACGGTCTTTCTTAGAGGTATTTCCGCTTAAAGAAATAATTTCAAAATAAAAATGATTTTCTTCCTGCTTATCTTCCAGAAATTCAATATCGCTCTGCATGCCGTAAGTTTCATAACCAACTTTTACCATAGCCGGATCAGGTGCGGAATTGATCATTTCGACAAGTTTAGCCCATTTTTCCTTATTGTTGATCCTGTCACGGACAATATTTTTAATATAAATTCTCTTATACGCATCTACTCCCAAATGCCACATTACCGTATAGTCACTTGTCTTTTTCTTCTCTTTAGCGGGGTCAACCAGTATAAAGTCATTAGTCTCAGGAAAATCCCATTCGTGCCATTTTAACCATTCATAGTCAAATTTCTGTTTATCACTCGGTACCGGATTCAGTGAAATCTGGCAGCTGAAGTTATAAGGATTACGGTATTCCTTACGTTTCTGTTCTACCTGTTCCGGTGTCCATATTGACGGCTGTACGTCAGCGGGGTATTTTCTTATAATCCAGTTACCGGATTCTTCCATGTCGGCATATAGGTCACTAAAGTCATAAGGAGTTCCAACCGCCCATTGTAATCCGCCTTCCGTCTGTCCAAGCGGTATAGTAAGGTCGAACCCTTCTTTAGTTTTATTGATCTGTTCAGAAGTACGTGTTGAGTCCCATGTAACAAGGTCGTCATATACTTTAATTGAATAGTGTGCCGATGTCGGCATACCTTCGGTTACTCCGTAAGCCTCTAAACTCTGGTTAGGATGGTTGAATCCTCTTGACCTCTGAACCATTAATCCTTCCGTTTCAGCCCATTTGGATGACTCTTTTTCAGGATTAAGCCAGAATCCTCCGGGATTTTCTTCATTTGCGGGCCATACACGTTTAAGAACTTCGTTAGTTTCGAGTTCCCGTTTAATCCTGCGGAGGAAATTACCTCTTGCTATTTTATGGTTAAACGAAAATATACATATCGATTCATCCCAGTTGTTGATAAGTTTCCAGATTGGAAGAGCAAAAGTAAGTATTGAACTTTTAAAGCATTCACGTGACCATATATTCAAAGTCCGGTCGTGCAATTCCTGAGCTTCGTAAATTTTAGGAATTAACCACGGATGATTTAAAGGTGTAAGATTTAGAACAAAATAAGCCAGAAAAAACAGGTCATCCTTGCCAAGTGTCCAGATAATCTGTTTGGCTTCGTCATCATCACCGCTTCTTCCTGTAGATAACAGCTCGTTAAGCTCGTCAGCTATTTCCCAGTAAGGATAACGGTAATAACAGTTTTTTTGTTCAAAAAAATACATTTAGCTCCACTCTGAATCGTAATTATCAAGACATCCGTTTCTGAATGTAAAATCAGTCCTTCCGCTGTCTACGGTTTTACGTATTGCGACCCAGTCCGTATCAGTATCAGCGGCATTAAATTCCTTATGCTTGTAAATATAGGTTGTTGTTCCGTCTATAATAATAACAACCCTGCCCCATTTTGATTTATTCATTAGTCATCTCCTAAAGCAATTAAATATTGAATCAGTGCGGCTTCCGTAACACCGCTTCCAAGTGCTATATTTGATATATCAGTAGCAAGGTCGGTATCTGCCGGAGTTCCAAGTACTGCCGGGATTGTTGTTCCGGTATCTTCTACAATCGCCGCCAATTGAGTGCTGTTGGAATCTATCTCTGCTCTAACTTGTGCAGCTGTAGGAGCAGAAGCTCCATCAAGTAAAAGATCAAGTCTGCCACCGTCTGTCCAATCTGTTTGAAGTTCGTTCGTATCTACAAGTATGGCATTTATATCTGCACCGTTGTCATTTGCTGTCTGAGCTGTTCCGCCGACTTCAATTACATTTACATGAAATCCTGTAGGATCTGCCTGTGATTGAGTTTCCCACTCGTCAACTATATCCGAAGGTGAAGCTAAATCAAGCAGAGTGCAGTTAAGCGTAACCGGAACCATGTTTGCAGCTCCCTGAAGCGTAATTGTAACACCGTTTGCTCCTGACGCAAGTGCCGCATCGGGAATACATAATTGGTATCTTCCGGCTTGATTAGTTCCATCAACCGCAACAAAACCGCCGGACGTATATGTTCCTTTTGTCATTGTAGCGAGTGTTATTTCAGTTGCTGCTCCGGCCGCACCCCATCGGTCATAATATGCAACAAGGCTTGCTGTTTCAAAAGTAAGCCCCGCCAGTAAAGCACCTGTTGAGCTTGATGAATCATATACCGGAAATTCTATGATATATGATTCACTTGCTAAAGGAATTATGTAATTCATTATATTCTCCTGTTTAACCTAAATTAAACCACCAGTAATTTCTGTTAAGAAAACTACCGCTGCTATCACTATAAGCTCCTGGCCATCCGCTTGTTGCATTATTTATGATTAGATCGTCAGCATATAAAATTGAATCTGAAGTTGGGACACCTGTGTACGTTTGTCCTATTCTGATATGATTTACAACTATTGTATCGTTGTCAACACCGCTTATCGACGCATAAGTTGTGCCATTTATTTTTAATTCATAAGCTCCGTCATCCGCCCCGGAAGATTGTTTAAAATAATACTCTATATAATAAGCAGTATCAACTAAAAAAGTAAAAGCATCTGGCGTAAGATAAGGAGTCCCTGAATCAGTTCTATAATAGAATCTTAAAAGAGATAAACTTGCATCTCCACATCTAAGATAACATATTGGATTAGCCCCGCTATCATTTATAAGACCAAATCCTACGCCTAAACTACTTACTGCGAAATCTGCATTAAGACGAATATACCATCTTGCATAAATTTCTGAACCTGATATTGTTCTTAATAAATAACATGAATTATTAGTGCCATCAAAAGTAAATTTAGCGGAATATGAACCATGAATAGGACTTACAGTATCAGCCGATACTATATTTGAACCTTCTTCATTTGAACTAGTCCAGTCCGATAAATCGCCACCCTCAAAATTTATTCCTAATATATCGTAACTTTCAGACATTATTGATAACACCCCGCATCGTGATTTGTTTCATTTCTTGCGCTTCCGTTAACTTGAATATAATAATCTGATATACTCCCAAGACTATCAGCAGGCTGATAACTTGAGTTTCCATAAGTCAATGCAGGACTTAAAACATCAAGAGTAAAATCTTTAACCAGCCCGTGGCCGAAAGCAAAATCAACCGAATAATCAGTTATTCCGTTCCAGAAATTCGTGTCGAAGTACGCTATCTCAGTAGCGAATGCTGCCGCTAATGCTGTAGGGTCACAAACTATAACATTATCTGTTAATTCGCTAAGATACCCTGATATACTCCATAAAATATTATTTTTCGTATTTATTTGGCTTACCCATCCAGAAGTATGCCCTGCTATAATATTATTGTAAAAATAAATTCCTGAGCCATCATACCCTGACGCTATTGCAAAAGCTACCCCGCCATACATAAGATTTCTTGCAAAAGTAATTCCGGAAGGGTTTCTTAATGAACCAACTACTGTATTATTCCTGAATACAATGTTTGTTCCACAATCCTCTAAAGTAATAGGATAAATTTGATTGTGAGTATCATATATCAGACAATTCTCAATCAGTATATTGTCAAAATGATCAACATAATTTGGATAAAACCTCAATCCTGAAGTATTGCCACAATCGTGTATTATATTCCTACGTATTATTCCGCTACCGTTCCATACTGCTATTCCGGAGTTATGTGGATTTAAAGTCAATTCCGTATAATCTCTTATATAAGCGCATCCGACTGTCAAGCCATCGTAATCTTCGTTATTCCCTTCCCCATCATAAGCTGAATTATCTCCACCCTCAACATAGTTATAAGTCACTCCTGTATGAATTGCACATGTATGAGTTGCCACCCATGTTGAATCATTTAAATTACAGTCTTCAACTATCCAGTTTGTGCCATAAAGAGTAACCGGAGGGCCTCCAGCTGTATTATGTATATAACATTGCGATATTGTGTAATTATCACCCATACCCCATATTCCTGACTGCGAAGCGTGAACATGGCATTTATAAAATAAAACGTTGTCGCCCGTAAATCTAACGGCCTTGTCCATGTGAAAATATTCATCCAGATATTCATGTATCTCACAATTCCTGACCTCAATATAATTAGGTCCGTCAGCTTCCCAGATATTATGTATAGGAATATTTGTCGATGTTATATTCGCATCATTGTTACACGCAAAATCTATATTGTCAAACCTGAGATAAGCATTATAAGAACCTGACATTGCCAGCCCGTTTATTACTGCCGGAACTTCCGAATTATACGAAATAAAATTTATCCAGTCTGTACGGCTTGAGGTCAATGTTTCCTGATATTCATCAAAACTACCTTCAAGATATACTGTATCTCCTGACACCATAACTGAAATTACCTGACTAAGTGACTGAAAAGCTGCTTCATAGCTCAACCCGTCATTGCCGTCATTGCCGCCCGTAGAGCGTACATAATATATAACATTATCCGTTCTTGTATAAGTATCTGAATATGCACCGTATCCTGTAGAATTATTAGGTGACCATGGGCTGAAAGAGCTTCCACTTACCGGATTTAAAAACATTACCAGTTTCGCCATGCTAAATAATATCCCCGTGATAGTTTTGACTAACATATCCCATAATTTTTGGTGGGTACTGAATAGAGGTTTCTTATAATATACGCAACCATCCATTCCCCGATACCCCCCCCCGCCTTGTTTTCAGCTTGCCCCACAGGCTGTGTGTATCGTTGAAACTCTGCTATCTGACCGCAATACCTTACTCCACAAACCTGATTTAACCCGCTAATTAACTGCCGATAACATGCCTTATGTCTCATTGGCTCACATCTATATACAAATAAGTATAAACATGTATCGGGACGAGTGCCAGTTTTATATCCCTGTGTTATTGGTACTCATCAGCACCTGCCTGTATTATGTCGCATGCCTGAGAGACATAATAATATATCGTTGTAATCCTGCACCATTTGACCCACACGCTCTCGTATTGTATCTACTGGTATGTTTGCTTGCCGTAAGCAATGAAACGCTGTGTCGTTGATCCTGTGCAGTCTGAGCCATTATTGTATGGTTTCCTCCGGCTTATCCTCTTTGTACTTGCTCAGTATCCGCTGTTTACTTGCCTGGTCTGGGATATGCTTGGCTATCTTGTTTTCAATGATGACTTCGTCCTTGACTTTGCCCTCTATGCGATTCATGAGTTCCTGAGCTTGGTTATTGTTTGTTAAACTATTCTCGTAAACCTTCTTCACAAATTCTTTTACCCTGTCAGAGTATTTATTAAATTTCTCTTCCTCTCCTGCTATGTACAGCCTAAGAGCTTCTGATATAAACTTTCCTTGCTGTGTTCCTAAAGAGATTTTAGCAGTCATTTCGTCTGTTATTGGCTTTCTGTTCTCTTCTCTTAGTTCTTTATTAGTCATTACCTGTTCTTTTAATTGTTCTTCCGGTATATATCGTGTTGACCTACAATTTGCCCGTCTTCTCTCACTGTAGGTTAACTTTTTCTGCATTTTTTTTTATTGCATTTATACAATCTTGTTTGAATTTTGTTAACTCTTTGCTGATTAGCTCGGCAATTTCCTTTTCTATTTCCTGCATTTCCTTACCTCCCTTCTATTACCCCATTTATTAGAATATAACGATATTATAATATTATGTCAACCTTTTTTTATTCGGAACTTTAATATACCTTGCTTATATTTATCTTTTTCATTTTTTTACATTTCCTTGATTTGATAATCTCTATTTTTTGTATACTGGCTGTATGTGTATTTGTTGTAATATTGGAATATATCCTTGAGGTTCCGGGCCTGGCAATCTGCCGGATTTGTATACCCGTTGTGTTGACAATCCCTGCAATATGCAGGATCTACAACTTTATTTTGTTTGTTGCAATACATTATCGTTTAAATATATCCCTAAATACATCTTTAATCTCTTTTGGTTCAATTCCCCGCGGCTTGCCGCGGAAAATTATGTTTTTATAGTTTTTGATACCCCGCTGCTTGCGGCGGGGTTGTTCATTATTTTCTTGCGGCATTTCCGGCTTTTTTAAATCTTCCGGCTTAATCTCTTCCTTCCGGTTTTGCTCTACCTGCCACAGGCGCAAGATTTCCGCAGTTGTTTTTTGCTCACTCATACTAATAATATACCAATACCGGTTATATCTTTCAAGCACTTTTCTTCTATATAAAGCAAAATTTCAATTTAAAAGTTTTCACTTTTTTTATTTTTTTTTAAAAATGTTAAAAAAAGACTTGACTATATCCGTATAGTATTGTATTAATATAATAAATAAAAATAAAGGAGATTGAAAAATGAAATGTAAAAAATGCGGAAAGCCAGTAAAGACTAATAATTCTATCAGAGTGTACTCTCGACAAACTTCATCTGGGAAAACCATCTATGATCATTATCACCAAAATTGTTATACACAACCTGAAAACAAAACTAAATAACAGCCCTGACGAGTCGCTGGAAATTGCGACGAAACCGGGGAAACCCGGTCGGCTGTAAAATAAAAATAAAGAGGAGATTAAAAATGAGTACAAACCAGGCAAACCAAATCTTGAAAAAGTACCACAACTCCGACTGTCGGATAATGGTACTATCCAGAATATCCGGCAACTGGAGAGCAGTTTTAAACAAAAAGCCGGATCAGTATACAGACAGATTTTTAAATTGTATGTTCGGAAAAATTAAAGTAGAGGTAGCAAAATGAAATATTACGGATATTGGAGCGCAAACAATAATAACAGTTATAATCGGGAGCCCTACGAAAGCAATAACAAACGGACGTTAGCAAAAGATATGAAAGCAATTGCAAAAGGTAACACTTTTTCGGGCAACCACGGAAAGTGGGAAGTATACGCAGGGCAACCGGACGAAAACAATTATCAACCAATATTATCCGGTCGAGTATAACTCTTAATAGTCTTTAATCCATGCCGGATAATTCCGGCATACTTTAAAGGTTGTTAAACCTTAAAAAAATAAAAAGGAGTAAACCATGAATACAAACAATAAAAACCACCCAGTCTATCAGTATATTTTAGACTCTGTTAATTCTGTTGATTATGATCTCGAAAAACAGCCTGAAACAGATCAAGAGAAATTACAGTTTGTACTTGATACTTTCCGTAAAGAATACGATCACGAAATAAAACGTCAAGGTGAACACAGGGCCTTTAAAGAATGGCTCTCTGGATTACCAAGCGCAATAAACATTGATTTTAAAAATTATTACATTTTACAACTTGCGAAACAATGGAGAAGTATTCCGAAAGATGCAACGGGAAAGCAAGAGGATAAAATAATTGAAAACTGGTTTAATTTCATTACTGTTAAATTTTTTGTACTTTGCCGACGCAATAAGGTCGATTAAAAGTCTTATCCTAAAGCATCCGCTAATATAGGGATGCTTTTAATGTTGATACTCTACCTATGAGGAATTGAAACTAAATAGCAAAAAAAACAAAGGAGGAACTATGCAACAAATAAAGACAAAGGGCAAAATAAGATCAATGAAATCAGTTTTCAAAAATCAATCTAATAGTATTGTAGATATTAAAAACAATATTATTATAATCCCTGGATTAAACTTTATGTGCAGGGGAAATTTAGTCAAGCAGTTTATTTTAGACTGTTTAATATAGGAGGTGAAAAAATGAAAGCCGTAAGAATACTTATCATTGCGTCAATCGTGTTCTATGGCTCACTTATAGCACTTACTTTTTTCATGTGCTGACAAACAGGGGCCTTACGGTGGCAGCCGCAAGGCCCTTTATAGTCAAGTGAAAAGCCAAGCTGCTTACAACATAAATAAACTAATATAATATGTCAAGGAGAATACAATGTCAAATCAATACGACTACCTAATAAGATGCGAAACAAGAGATGACCGCAATAAACTAAAAGAACTGGCTACTTTATGCCGTGGATTATTCGGCGGGAATAATTTTGACGCAATCAAGACCGCTCTTGAGATTGCAATTGCAAGTAAAATACAATTTAAATAACACTTGCAAAAACTCAACCACTGGAAAGACGGCGGAGACAATTATCTCTGCCGTTTTCTGCTTCCCCTGTACTTAATATAAGGATGTGGAATCTTGTGCTTACTGGCTATAACCTGTAACAATTCCGGATTCTCTCCCATCATATGACCGCATTCAGACCAACTTGTAGCAACCTGACAAAACTCAGCCAAAATATTCAGCTTTTCTTGATTCCAAATAACAGGTTTTTTACTTACTGGTTTTATTTCCATCTTTGTATCTCTCTGGAAAATTTTCTATCATAATTTTCTCATTTTTCCGCTTCTAGCTTCTCTTTTTCTTCTTTCCAATCTCTTAAAATATCATAAACCATATCTCCGGATGTGCCTTTATCACATCTGTCATACCATTGCTGTAATGTTCTTAACATGTTAACCTTCCTTATCAATTCTTTCATATTGATTACTATCTTTCAACTTTTCCTGTATAGTTTTGTATTTTTTGCTATTTGGATTATTATAATAATCATACATGTCCGAATGTCCATCAGCATATCCTCTGTTATATGGTTCTCTGTAATCCGCTTCCAGCTTCTTGATCATGGATTGTTCCTGAGTGATGATTGCATCTATAATTTTAGCTTCAGTTCCATAAGTATGGAATAAATCCATCAGTTCTATTCTGCGTTTATTATTGTCTATCATATTCACATCTCCTTAATTAAATCTGAAATACCTTCATCGTTTAACATTTTAAAAACTACGATATTTGTTATAATGCCAGACACTATATCTTTTAGCATGCCTAATTCATTTTTACAAACTATATAATTGTCTTTGCATTGTATTCTTTCTATAAATAAATCTAATTCTCTGTACATATCTTTGTTTCTTGATATCATTTTTTCATGAGACATATTAACCTTCCTTGTCTGGTTTAATTTTTTCTTTTACTTTAGCAATAATTGCATCAACGCACTTTTTTTTATTTTTAAATTCTCCAACATAATCTTCAAGTATCCAGCGTATTTCATTGTGCAAAGTAATATCGTATAATTCATCAAATTCTATTCCCATACTAACCCTCCTTATCTGATTTAATCATCCATGTTTCTTAATATATTCTACGATTTTTTTATCTACATCCAACCAAGCAGACCATGTCTGACTTCTACTGAGTCGCTTCCATAGCCCACCACAACAATTTTCCCCATCATCACAATTGTTGTCATGATCGTCTGCTAACTTGCAAAAATTCTCAGTTGGTTGCTGATCTCGCCTATGTTCAAGATCATTACAGTAAAAACAATGGTCTCCATACCAACCTTCATCTATCGCCGCTAACATTGAATCGAACGATGGAGGATATTTTAATGGCTGAGTCTTCACCCAGTCCTGCATTCTCTTATGATGCGCAATTGATTCTTTTTGTAGTTTATTCATGATTTATTTCTCCTTGCTATCATCTTTAGAAAATTCATATTGTAATTGAAAATAAATTGCTGTAAGCTCATCTATTTCAATAGCCCTATCAATAATTTTTTTCTGAATTATTTCTTTAATCAGATCATAATTATCGGGTACTATATCAATATACAAGCTATGTTTCCACTCATCTAAATCTATAGCCTTTTTCAAAAGCATTTTTAATAAATTACTATCGGGATTTGTTTCTGAAGTTAGAATAAAATTTCTTTGTTTTATTATTTTGTTTACTTTAGTCCCAAATATATCAGTAGAGCAATCAAATATTCTTTCTTCATTTTCTAAATTGTTCGCTTTTACATTTATTCCTAAAGTGTCTAATACATTACAAAATTCTAAATGATCCATTTTATTACTCCTTTAGTTTATCTTTAATTATTTGAATACAACTTTCCAATGTTGCTATTTCGTTATAATCAAATTTTCTTGCTTTTCTATCTAAAATTTTATTCTCTATCTCCTTAATCACTTCATCTATAAGTAAGTCTTTGTCGGCTATGATATTTAACAGTTGATTTGTTTTACAAAAAAGTTCATCTTGTAAACATTTTGCAGGACGAAAAGATAACTTAAAGAGTTCTTTACAGTTTAAACACTTATCTATCAAACTATCTCTATACTTAACTTTTATTTCTTCTCTTGTCATATTATTGCTCCTTATTTATTTCTCCTTTGTACATGAATTTAAAATATAGTAATTCTCGATGTAATAATTCCAGTCAAAGTATATGCTTGTGAAGATTATCATGATTTATTTCTCCTTTATTTAGTCAATTGGTAAATAAAATTTATTTAATTTCTCTGGATATATAATAGCATTATTATTCTTGTCGGTGATGACTACTCTTCTATTATCAAATTCTTTTGTAACATTTATACCATAATTAATAACATCAGATAAATTATCTGATGTAAAATATGGTTCCTCTCTATAATGAGGATAACCGAGCAAGGGCTCAACATATGAATAAACGTATATCGTATATCTCTTATTCATGATTTATTCCTCCATGTTCCGGATTATAGCATTAACTATCAATTGTGCATCAGATATACAGCCATCGTCGAGAGCTTCTTTAATGGCTTTAAGCCCAGCAAACATTTCTTTTTCTTGCTGAATTATTTTATCACAAAAAGCATGTACTATATCAAGTGCGTCTGATACATATACTGGTTCATTAGTTTTACTAATTACTTTTATGAGTTTATTAGCTATTTCAAACGTAGTAAATCCCATTTCACAGACTTTTTCGGCCTCTTTCCCATGTTGAGCTATTTTTCTCAATCCTTCCAGCAATTCCTGCTTAGCTTGACGTTCTTGCTGTAATTTTGCTTCAAGCCAATTTTTATAACATTTATCGCTCCCTCCTGTACAGCCAACACATGTATTGTCCCAATCATTTTTTTCTTTTTCAAATTCTTCTCTTATACTCATACTTC